GTAGCTACTTCAAAATGTGTATCATCTTCTCCCCAAATATCTAATACTCCAAATCCTATATTTGCTGACCAACCTATTGAAATATTATCTTTATTGAAACGAATATAATTTATTGTAATTTCATAATCTCTTTTCATTAAAATCAATCCTTTTCAAAATATGGTGCGGGCACTAGGATTTGAACCTAGGACCCTTCGCGTATCAGACGAATGCTCTAACCGAACTGAGCTATGCCCGCATATTAAGGTGCGGCGACAGCCGGTCGTGTTTCTATTAACCGAAATTAACATACTCTAGACCGGGGTCTCCGCTCATATACTTAGGAAGTCTCCTAATTTTACTTTATGAACTACTTTACTACATAATGGAAATTATTTTTCTTCAATAGCTAATTGTTTACTTATTCATTTCCTTATCGGAGCAGGTGTCTCTGCAGTTCGACCTTAACTTTAGCAACCCTAATATTTAACATTAGTGAGGTAGTTCAACCCTTGTATATGTTTGAAAATTTACTAATTGAGGACTTAGGTTAAGGCTTTACCAAATTTTCAACGATTGCCTTTAGTCCTAATCAATATTGATATTTTAAATACTACTTGAAGCATTGATTCACTAGGCTAAACCTTAAATCATACAGACTCACGCCCATCTCCTAGTTTCACAAAATTTCTTAATTTCATATTTACATTTATATTATATAATATTTTTTAAAAGTTATCAATATTATATTATTTTTATTTATTATCTTTTAAATATTAAAGACCTAAAGCTGCTAATAAATCTTTTACATTTTGTTTTTCTCCATCTGTAGCTTCTATTTGCTTTATTTCTTTATTTGTTATTGTCTTATTAAAAGTTATATTATTATCTTCTTTTGGTAAAACATTTCCGCCAGGAACTGCATTATCATCTCCAGGATTAACATTTTCTTTAGCTGCTGTTAATGTAACTTTAACCTGAATTAGTTCTCCTTCTTCTAATAAAGGAATTCTTATTTCTTTTCCATCGTTATATGCAAAAGCTCCCTCAAAGGTATTTAATATTTTATCAGCAATTATTTGCTTACTCACTTGACCTCTGGCCATTTTCTTCTTCTCCCTTCTTTTCCATTGTTATCATTAAGCCAGCCTCTTGCAAATTCTTAGATAATTCTATTATTCTATCACACATTTGACAGTTTCCGCCTTTAAGACACTCGCGGCCGCACTTAACTCTTTTCTTTACAAATCTAGGAACTACATATCTACTATCTATTGTAGTGTTTAATCCTATAATTATTTCTTTTAAATCACCAAACCACTTTTTATCTTTTTTATATATACCATATCATATATCATTTTTTTCATCATTTCCAAAAAATTCACATACATCTACAAATTGATTATAATAATCTATATCATCAGGTCTAATTCAAAATTTTCTTAAATCATCTAAATCATTCCAAGTAGATTGAACTATATTAGGAAATACTCTAACTTGAACATTATGATTATGTGCAACCTCAGCAATTTTATCTAATTCAAAACCTAAACCTTCTACTATAAATAAATCACTTACTCCATAATCAATAAGACCAATTACTCTATCTCAATCATTTACTTTTATATCAAAATAAAATTTTGCATTTTCATATTTATTAAGTAATATTCCTAATTCTTCATTTTTATTTGGAAATCTTATATATAAATTATAATTTTGGTGTTCTTTTTGAAACTCTAATAAACTTTCTACTTGTTTATTTCCTAATGTTTCATCTAGTTCTTCAATACAAACATTAATTCTTTGTTTTATATGTTCTTCACAGAATTGAGATAATGCTTCTAAACTTTCTATTTTACTTAAAAAAATATTTATTTCATCAACTTTATCTATTATTCTGCTTTCCTTATTATAATTAATACAATATTTCATATATCCTCCTAAACAAAAAGAGGTATAAGACCTCTTATTTAGTTATTAAGCTAATTTATATGCTTTTTTAGTTCTATTATCTTCAGTTTTAATATCAGCTTTTTCAGCCTCACCTAGATTAACTAATTGTGTTAAACGAGCTCTTACTTTTGCAATAGTTAAATCTTCTCCATCTAATTTAGCAAAAATATCATCTGCTGTTTGTAAATCATTTGTTAAAGTTGATTTAACCATTTCTCTTAATGCATCTCCTTCAGCTTTCTTAGCTGCTGCTCTTTCTTTTGCTTTTTCAGCTTTGTTGTCAATAGATGCAATTTGTGCTTCAATGAAGTAGATTAATTCTCCTTTAATTTCACTTTCTGCTTTTTCAACTAAACTTTTTAATTCATTAAAATATTCTTTCTTTGTCATTTTCTTTTCGTTCATTTTACTTTTTCCTCCTTCATTTTTATATTTATATTATAATACAAAATTTTTCTTTTCTCAAATAATTCTACCCTATCCAAGACATTTTTGATTGAATTGCCTCTAATATTTCATGTTCATCTGCAATAGTCAATTCGTCTGATTGACATCTATAATTAGCCAATATTCTATCTAAAATATCCATTGCACTGTCATCTTCATGAGCAATAGCAACATAATAATCAAGATTAGATAATATTCTTTCTTTTATTCCTTCACTATTACGAATATGAAATCTAATACCGTCTATAAAAGGATTCATTCCATCTTTACTTGGATCTAGCGGATTTTCAAATCTAAACATCCCAATCAATCTCCTTTCTTTTCATTAACTCATTACACAAATCTTCATATAGATAACCATCAATTACAATTTTATCAAAAGCATCAAGACAAATTATTTCAGTTGCACTATTCCAATTTTTCTCAGGTGCATAGAATATTATTTTATTTTTTAACATTTCTCTGAAAAACTCTGGATTAATTTCACACCAACCTTGAAGAACTATTTTATTTTTTCTATAACATTGAAACCTATACATTATCTAGCCTCCTCAATATCATAACTTATTATTTTAAAATGAACTTCTGGATTTTTTATCTCTTTTAACTTTTCAATAGCATCTTCATATGTCTCAGCATATACTTTAATAGACCTTGTTTCTTGGTCAATATTTAGATAATGGCAACCTTCAGGTAATTCTAATAATTTGAACGTAAAAGCATATCTTTTATCTTTAATAATTTTATCATTATCTATATCATATTTTTCATCAATATAATCTATATGTGCTAATAAATCATATAAATAACTCTTCATCCAACAAACTTCTCTAGTTACCCATCTTAAATGTTCAATTTCATTATGTTCTTTAAAACATTTTTCTGCTTTTTCTTTTGTTGAATAAGACTCTTCACATATTAAACAATGATAATGTTCATCTAAGTGTTCATCTATAAAATCTTGCTTATCTCTCATAAAACCCTCCTATTTAACTATTAAATAATATATTAAAGGAACGTAAGATACACAAACTGCAAATAATATCGTTCCATAAGACTTTCCATCTTCAACATTTCTGCATATGTCAAAAAATGCAGCCCCGCCATATAATAAAATTAAATACCATTTTAAAACTGTCATCAACATATCTTATTCCTCCTCTTTTAATATATCTAATACTAAATTTTTATAAAAATCATATAAATCTTTAAATTCTTCATATGTCATACCAAATACTTCAAAATATTCATATTGATAACAAATATCCAAAGTAAAATATTTTCCTTTATAAATATTAGTCATTGGATCATTTACTAAATTTCTACAATCAAATAATCCACATCTAGCATAATCTATACTATCTGTCATAACTTTTTTTATTTCTAATAATTCTTTTTCTCTTTCCATATTTATCACCTTTCCTTTTCTTTATTTAATTATATAATATTTTTTATAAAATATCAATAGCAAAATCATTTGACTATATAAAAATTTTTTGTTATAATCACGCACACGCGTGTATATATTAATAAGGATAAGACATGCGGCGGCCGGTGTATATGGCATAGGTCTCAAGTTATAGCGGAATAGACCGAGGTCCCCGCACATAACTTTGCATAATATAAAAAATTATTATATAATTATTATACAATATAAAAGAAAGGGCATCTTGATAAAGATGTAAAGGTTTTAATATGGAAAATGCTTTTTTAAATAATTTAAAACAAGCAACTAATATTGGTCTTACTGAAAATGGTGGGATAAAAAGAAAAACAACTAATTCAGACTTATATGATATGTTTGCATTAGGAGGAGCTTATCGTAATCGTAGCGAAGTAGATTCAATTTTATTATTCAAAAATGCTTATGAAGAAAATAAAAACCTTGCTTTAAAATGTTTATTCTACTTAAGAGATGTAAGAGGTGGACAAGGAGAAAGAAGATTCTTCCGTATATGTTTTAAATGGTTATGTAAAGAACACCCAGAAGATGGAAGAAAATTAACTCAATATTTACCTGAATATGGTAGATATGATGATTTATGGTACGCAACTGAAGATACTCAATGTTGGAGAAATGCTATGGCTATTGTTGAAGACCAATTAGCTCTAGATCTAGATTCAAAAACTCCAAGTTTATTAGCAAAATGGCTACCATCAGAAAATACAACAAGTTATGAAACTAGACACATGGCTAATAAAATTAGAGAGTGTCTTGGATTAACACATAGAGAATATAGAAAACAATTAGCGATTTTAAGAGAAAGAATAAAAGTAGTTGAAAGATTAATGTCTGATAATAGATGGGAAGAAATTGAATTTGATAAAATACCATCTAAAGCAGGATTAATTTATAAAAATGCTTTTGCAAGAAGAGATTTATTAAGATATAAAGATTTTATTGAATCAAAAAACACAAAAGTAAATGCAAAAACTTTATATCCATATGAAATAGTTTCTCAAGTTGTAAATAAACTTAACTATTGGAATAGCGATATAGATATGACTAATTTAGAAAGGGAAACAGTTGAAAAATATTGGAATAACCTACCTGATTATTTAGATGGCGGAAATAACCAATCTATTATGTGTGTAGTAGATACATCTGGATCAATGACTGGAAGTTCTGCATCTGCGCCAATAAATATTGCAATTTCACTTGGTATATATGCCGCAGAAAGATGTAAAGGCCCATTTAAAGACCATTATATCTCATTTGCTTCACGCCCACAACTTATAAAAATACAAGGAGTAGATTTTGCAGATAAAGTTAGAAGAATATATGAAACAAATTTAGTAGATAATACTAATTTATGTGCTGTATTTGATTTATTAAAAGAAACTGCTTTAAATGATTTCAATGCCATTAAAGATATGCCAGATACCATTGTTGTAATTTCTGATATGGAAATAGACAGTGGGGCAAGTGGATATAATTGGTGGGATAAACAAAATCAATTTAAAGGGTGGACAACTGAAACAGCCGCAACAGAAATGGAAAAAATTAGAGAAGATTGGCGTAAAGCCGGATTAAAACTTCCAAAACTAGTTTATTGGAATGTTGATGCTAGACATAATACTATATTAGATAGCGGAGACGATGTATCATTTGTATCTGGAGCTAGCCCTGTTATATTTGAACAAGTATGCAAAGGTATAACTGGATACCAACTTATGTTAGACAAACTTTTATCAGAAAGATATACCCCAATTACTGTTGAATAATTGACAAAATAAAAATTTTAATTCTATAATTAATTAAGGAAACAATCAATTTAAACAAAAAAGTTTTTGTTGATTTGTTTTCTTTTTTATTATATAATATTTATATAAGGAAAAAGTTTTAAAAGGAAGGAGGAATGAACTGGATGAAAATGACTCAAAGTAGATTTTATTGTACACAATGCGGGAATGAAGGAATACCTTTAATGAGAAAAGCAGGACAACAAAGAGAAAGTGGACATTTAAAAAAGTTATTTTGTATATATTGTAATAAAGAAGTAAATCATGCAGAGATAAGAGATAGTGGTGGTTATACTTATGAAGATTTTAAAAAAGAGTTTGAATTAGGTAGGTTTGTAGATGGACAAAGAGAAAATATGTCAAGTTGCACTTGTCTAAAATGTCAATACAATATAAATGGAAAATGTTGGAATAGTAATAATAGTGCAAATTGTCCTCATAAACCTAAAAAATAGGAGGTGTATGATATGTTAAAAATTACATTTGAATATCGTGATGATTATTCTTATCCAAATTGGAATGAACAAGAATGCATTTGTTCATCTTTAAAAGAATGTAAAGAAATATATGGATTAGGAATAGATTGCGAATATAGAATAATAAAGATAGAAGAATTAGATTAATTTGATATTTTCTAATTTTTTTCTTATAATATAATTGGTGATAAAATATGAAATGAAAACTAATTGATTCAATGTTCGATCAAGAATCTGGAATATCTACAGTTATTATTGATACTGATTTGGGAGTTTTTACAGGAAAATCTACTTTACATGAAGAAGATAGAGATATAAAATCTATTTTTCAAGGTTGTAAGTATGCGGAAATGCGTGCTATGATAAAATATGGTAAAGAAAAAATAAAATTATTAAAAATAAAGGTAAAAACACTTGAAGAAATAATTAATGGAATGGAAAAATTAAATGATTATGATAAAAATTGTCATGAAGCCCGTTATTTAAGAAAACAATATTATATTAAAAAAGATATTTTAGAAAAATGAGAACAACAAATTGAAAGTGTAAAAGTAGGCTTATATAACACAATGAAAAATTATAGAGAAGAACAGGAAAAAGCAATAGAACATATACAAAATAAGAAATCAAAAGCCAGCAAATAGTTGGCTTTTTCTTTTAAGGAGTTGATAAAAATGAAAAAACAAAGGGTTTGTCTTTATGTAGATGGAGCTTGTAGCGGCAATCCAGGTATAGGTGGTTGAAGTTGTATTAATTATGATGCGGCCGCCAATGCTATCAAAGACGCGTATACTGGAAAAGATGATCCAGATCGCCGCGAAACAACTAATAATAGAATGGAATTAAAAGCATTACTTATGGCTCTTAAATTAGCAACTACAAAATATAAAAATTGTGATGTAACTATATATAGCGATAGTGCTTACGTAGTAAATACTTTTAATGAATGAATATTTAATTGAGCTAATAATAATTGAATAAATAGTTCAAAAGAAGAAGTTAAAAACTTAGATTTAATAAAACAACTATATGAATATGTAATAAAAGATTTTCCAAATTATGGAGTATATAAAGTAGCTGGACATAATAATGAACTAGGAAATGAATTAGCTGATGCTTATGCTGTTGCAGAAAAAAGCGGAATTGCAACAAAATTAGTTAAAATTATTAAAGAAAATGATATTACTCTTGAGATAGAGTAATTTTTTGATTTTAGAGGAAAATTTTAATATAATTATAATAGAAGAATTTTTAGAAAGGAGAAAGAAATGGAAAATAAAAAACTTTATACTAAAGACTCAATCGAATCATTAGATGACTTAGAATTTACCCGTTTAAAACCAGGTGTATATGCAGGTGATACTACATATTCAACTCAATTATTAGTTGAAATAGTTTCTAATGCTGTTGATGAATTTAGATTGGGTCACGGAAATGAAATAGATATTAAAATAAACAATAAAGATAATGATACTATTATTGAAGTTCGTGACTATGGTCAAGGTTTCTTAGTTAATGAAATTCGTGAAGACGGAAAAACAATTCTTGAAGCTGCTTTTAGTGTATTAAATACTTCAGGTAAATATCGTTCAGATGGAACTTACGAAGGAACATCTTTAGGTTCATTTGGTATTGGTTCAAAAATTACTACTTATTTATCACATTGGTTAGAAGTAGAAACATATAGGGATAAAAAATGTGAAAAAGTAAGATTTAAAGAAGGCATTTTTGAAAATAGAGAAGTAAAAGATACAACTGAAAAATCTGGAACTCTTGTTAAATGGAAACCAAGTGAAGAATTTTTTACACATACTTCAGTAGAAGAAGGTAAAATTAAATCATTATTAAATACAATAAGTTGTTTATGTCCAGGACTAAGAATTAATTTAACAATAGATAAAGTAATGGTATCTTACTATTCAGAAAATGGACTTAATGATTTAGTAGATGAAGCTGTTAAAAATAAAGAAATTATTACTAATAGATTTGATATGAAATATGCAGAAGGTAAAGAAAAATTAGATATGGTATTAACTTACACTTCTAATTATTCACTTACTCTTGTTCCATATGTTAATACTGGTTTAACAGAAAAAGGACCTCATATAACTCAAGTAAAAACGATTATTACAAGAGAATTTAATAAATTCTTTAGAGATAAAAAATGGTTAAAAGATAAAGATGAAAATTTAACTGGAGACGATATACAAGAGGGAATGTATATAGTATTTAATATGACCGCTCCTGATGTTGCATATGACGCTCAAGTTAAATCAACTGTAACAAAATTAGATATGAGTAATTTTTCAAATATTATTGCAACTAATTTACAATATTGGTTAATTAATAATGAAAAAGAAATAAAAATAATATTTGATAAAGCGGCAGCCGCTCGTAAAGCTAGAGAAGCAGCTAAATCCGCAAGAGAGAGAGTTAGAGAAAACAATAAAAAGAAAGAAAAAGCATTAAAATTTGATAGTAAACTTGCTGATTGTTATTCAAAAGATAGAAGTAAGTGTGAAATATATGTAACCGAAGGAGATTCAGCTTCAGGAAACTTAAAATCAGCTCGTAATAATGAATTCCAGGCTGTAATGCCAGTTCGAGGTAAAATATTAAATTGTCAAAAAGCTACACTTGCACAAATTCAAAAAAATGCAGAAATAATGACAATGATTGATGCTTTTGGTTTATATATTGATACTAAAACAATGACAGTTACTTATGATAAAAATAGTCTTCGTTACGGAAAGATTATAATTGAAAGTGACGCAGATGTAGATGGCGCCCATATCAAAAACTTATTCTATACTTTTATATGGAACTTTTGTCCTCAATTAATTGAAGATGGGTATGTATATGCAGGTGTTCCACCATTATATAAGGTTACAATAGGTAAAGAATATAAATATATTAAAAATGATGAAGAATTAGAACATTTTAAAAAGACTATTGGAGATAAAAAATATACTGTTAATCGTATGAAAGGTCTTGGTGAAATGGATGTAGACGAGACTGAAGAAACATTAACAGATCCAAATAATAGAATTATTAAACAAATTACTGTTGATGATATTGAGGCGGCAGATCAGCTTTTTGAAGACTTAATGGGAACAAAAGTTATTCCTCGTAAAGATTTTATAAAAGCTCATAGTGCGGAAGGGGGAGTATATAATGCAGAATAATGATTTATTAAATGAATTAAGTACAAATTTTATTGAATATGCTGTTGCGGTTAATACAGATCGTGCAATCCCAGACGCAACTAGCGGACTTAAACCTGTAGCCCGCAGATTATTATGGGGAGCTTTTGAAAGAGGATATACTTCTTCTAAACCTCATGTTAAATCAGCAAAAATAGTTGGAGATGTAATGGGTACTTATCATCCTCATGGTGATAGTTCTATATATGGCGCTCTTGTAAGATTATCTCAACCATGGGTTATGAGATATCCACTTATAGATTGGCATGGATCTAATGGTAATATAGATGGAGACGGGCCTGCGGCAATGCGTTATACAGAATCTAAATTATCAAAATTAGCAGAAGATGGAATGTTAAAAGGAATAAAGAAGAGGAATGTAGATTTTATTCCTAACTATTCTGAAGATTGCGAAGAACCAGTTACATTACCTGCAATATTTCCTAACTTACTATGTAATCCAAATACAGGAATAGGAGTTGCAATGGCTTGTAATTTTGCTCCACATAACTTAGGTGAAGTAGCTCAAGCTATTCATGATTATTTAAATGGAGAAGAACCTATGTTACCTGGACCAGATTTTCCAACAGGTGGAATAATTATTAATAAAAATGATATTCCTAATATTATGAGAACTGGTCACGGTAGTGTAAAAATTAGAGCAAAATATAAGATAGAAAAACAAAATATAGTATATTATGAAATCCCTTATGGAACTTCAACAGAAAATTTAATTGCGGAAATAGGTAAAGTTGCAGAAGAAGAAATTTCAGATATAATTAATATAAGAAATGAAAGTAATAAAAAGGGTTTAAGAATTGTAGTAGAGTGTGCTAAAGGAGTTAATCCTGAAGTAATAGCTAATAAATTATTTGCAAAAACTAATTTACAAAATAGTTTTTCTTATAATCAAGTCGCTCTAATAAATAAAACTCCTACTGAATTAAATTTAAAAGATTGTATTGAAATATATTTAAAACATAATATAGATTGTTTAATTAAAGAAACTCAATTTGATTTAAAAGCTGCGGAAGCCCGCTTAGAAGTTGTTAATGGGTTAATTAAAGCACTTGAAGATATTGATAATATAATTGCTTTTATTAAGAAATCTGAATCAAGCGCAGCCGCAAAAGAAGGGTTAGTAAAAGAATATAAATTTACTGAGCCTCAAGCTAAATCAATCGTTGCTATGAGATTGGGTTCTCTTGCAAAATTAGAAAAAATTGAATTAAATCAAGAAAAAGAAGGTCTATTAGTTGATATTAAAAACTACAATGAAATATTAACATCAAAAAGTAAGCAAGAGGGAATTGTAGTTGCAAGATTAGATGATTTAGTTAAAAAATATGGAGATAAGAGAAGAACTGAATTAGCTCAAATAGATATACCTAAAGAAGATAAAGAAATCATTACCGTAATACCTGAAGATGTTGTTGTAATGGTGTCTAAAACTGGAGATGTTAAAAGAATACCTAAATCTAGTTTCAGAACTCAAAGACGAGGTGGAAAAGGTATTAAATCTGAAGATGACGCAGTATTAACTACTATAAGAACTAATACTATTGATAATTTATTAGTATTCACAAATAAAGGAAAAATGTATAAAATATTAGTAGATAAACTTCCTATTGGAACAAATGTTTCAAAAGGACAAAATGTAGCTAGTTTAGTTAATATGGAACCTGAAGAAAAAGTTGTTGCGGCAGCTAGTATGGATAGAGACTTAGATGCTGAATATGTAGTATTTATAACTAAAAAAGGCTTATTTAAAAAGACTTTATTAAGTGAATATAAGAATATTAAAAAATCAACAGGAACACAAGCAATTAAAATAAAAGAAGGAGATAGTATATCTAATGTAGTATTTATGAAAGATGAAGAATTTATGATGTTTACTAAATTAGGTATGGCTATTAGATTTGCTACTAAAGATATTGCCCCAATAGGTAGAGTTACTAGTGGAGTAAAAGGTATTAATTTAGCAGATGGAGATGAAGTTATTAGTAGTTTCTTTATAGATGATAATACAAAAGCAGTTGCTATTATAGGTAAAAATGGTTATGGTAAAAAAACTGATTTAATCGATTTTAGTGCTCAAGGTAGAGGTGGAAAAGGAGTTAAATTAGGTGCGGAAATAGCCGGTGCTGTCTTGATAGGTCCAGATGATAGTTTATTATTAGTGGGATCTCCTAATAGTATATGCATTGCGGCAAGTGAATTACCTAATCAAGGCAAAGCAACTGTTGGAGTTAAATTAGCTCAAAATGAAATAAAAAATGTTGTTAATGTATAACAACATTTTTTTAATATGCGGGAGCGCCATTCCCCTAGACCATTCTTTGTAGAGGCGGCCGCCGCATTGACTTTTATAAAAAAATCATCTATAATATAACTGGAGATGACTTATATGATACAAAATAATAAATATTTTATAGACCAAATAAATTCTTCTAAAGCATACAAATTTACATCAATGTACCATTATTCTGGAGTAGGATTTAAAAAGGCAGTATTAAATCTAGGGGTATTCAGAAAAACAGACCAAAAACTTGTGGGTGTATTACAATGAGGATGCTCTTTTCAAGATGCAATAAACCTAAAAAGGTATGTAAAAGAACCTATTAAAAAAGAAGAATATTTAGAACTTAATCGCTTTTGTATGGCTGATGAAGAAGGTAAAAACTCAGAATCACAAGCTATATCTCTAGGACTTAAATGGATAAAACAAAATAGACCTGATATACGTTTATTAGTCTCATATGCTGGACGAAAAGAAGGGAATTATGGATATATATATCAAGCCACAAATTGAGAATATCTAGGATATTTTATATCTAATGGCTTTTGAACTGTTGATGGAGAAGAAAGACATCAAATAACATTATGATACAGACATTCTAAATATGGAGATTCTTCATTATCAATGCCAGATGATTTATGTAGAATGTATTCTGATGTAAGACAAACTTGAACTAAACAATTTATATATATACAAAGACTAGATAAAACACTTACATTAGCAAGCCCTATCCTTCCTTACCCGAAACCCGCAAATGAATATCCTATTTTAACAAAAGAAAGAATATATAAAGAAAATAAAGAAATTTTTAATTCTTATAAAAAGAAAGATAGTGAAAAAGTAGAATTTTTTTATGAAAAAGATAAATATTTATTTACTAGAAAAACTTTAATGCGTAGAGGTGAAATACCTAATCCTAGAACAATGAATGTTGCTCAATATGATATTAATGGTATATTAGAAAAAACTTTTAATAACTATAAAGAAGCAGTTACAGATGAAATAAAAATAGAAGGTATAAGAAAATCATTAAAAGAAAATAAAAGATATAAAAATAAACATTTCCGCTATTATATAGATGAACCAGAAGAAGAAATAGATGTTCCTTTTGTATGTATAGTTGATGAAATACCTTTTTATACCTATGAGACAGCCGGTAATTATCTAGGCGTTTCTAAACAAGCAGTTCAACAATCAAGTAAAAGAAAAGGTAAAAAAATAAATGGAAAAGAAGTTATATGACCTATTGATAAATAATTATTGATATTTATTAAAAAATATTATATAATATAAATAAGGAAAGGAGAAGTGTATTATGGAAGAACGCATAAGAGAATTAGTAAATCAATTAAATTTTTATACTAAACTTTATGATGAAGGACATCCAGAAATAAGTGATAAAGAATGGGATGAATTGTATTTTGATTTACAAGAGTTAGAAAAGAAAACAGATATATATTATCCAGATAGTCCAACTCAAGTAGTTAATTATCAAGTGGTAAATCAATTAAATAAAGTAGAACATAATCATCCTATGTTATCTCTTGATAAAACAAAAGATATAAATGTAATAAATAGTTTTATATCAAATAAAGCTTTTATTGGTATGGCTAAAATGGATGGACTAACCTGTTCTTTAAGATACTTAAATGGAAAATTAGTAAGTGCGGAAACCCGCGGTGATGGGTTAAAAGGTGAAGATATTCTACATAATGCTATTATAGTTAAAAATATTCCAAATAAAATTAATTATAAAGATGAATTAATTGTAGATGGAGAAATTATTTGTACTTATTATAACTTTAAAGAATTTGAAAATGAATATAAAAATCCTAGAAATTTTGCATCAGGTTCAATTAGATTGTTAGATAGTGGTGAGTGTTCAAAAAGAAACTTATCTTTTGTTGCGTGGGATGTAATAAAAGGTTTAGATGATTGTGAATTTTTATCTCAAAAATTAAATGAGTTAGTTATGTTTAATTTTGATATAGTTCCAAATTTTATAGGCGGGATTGGTTCAGATTTAAACGACTTAGAACAACAAACTAATATTACTAAACAAGCTTGTGAAATGTTAGGCTATCCAATAGATGGACTTGTATTTAAATATGATAATTGTAAAGAGTATATAGCAGCAGGGAAAACTGACCATCATTTTAAAGGTGGTTTAGCATTAAAATTTTATGATGAAGAGTATGAATCATATCTTCAGGATATTACTTATGATGTTAGTCGTAATGGAGTTTTGACTCCAGTTGCAAATTTTACTCCAATTGAAATAGACGGTTCTATTGTATCAAAAGCAAGTTTATCAAATTTATCTATATTAGAAGATACACTTGGAATTCCTTATAAAAATCAAAAACTTTGGATAACAAAGAGAAATATGATTATTCCTAAGATTGAAAGAGCAGAAAAATTAGAGTATGATATAACTGACGAAATTAAGATACCTACTAATTGTCCTTGTTGTAATGAAAAACTAGTAATTAAACAAGATAATGCAAGTAAAGTGTTATATTGTCCTAATGAACAATGTGGATTTCGTCTAATAAATCGTTTAGACCACTTCTGTGGTAAAAAAGGTTTAGATATCAAGGGGCTTTCAAAGGCAACTCTCGAGAAACTTATTGAATGGGGCTGGATTTCTAATTATATAGATATATATAAATTAGAAAACAAGTCAAACGAATGGAAAAACAAAGCTGGGTTCGGTGAGAAGTCAGTAGAGAGGATCTTGAAAGCCTTAGAACTTAGTAAGAATACAACTTTAGATAAAGTAATTTCTGCTGCGGGAATCCCTTTAATTGGTCAATCTGTAGCAAAAAAATTATGTAAGTATATGGATAGTTATGAAGATTTTAGAGATAAAATAAAAAATCATTATGATTTTACTGAATTAGATGGCTTTGGTGAAGCAATGTCTGAAGCCCTACTAACTTTTGATTATACTGAAATAGATAAAGTTGTTGAATTATTAAATATCGAGAAAGGAATACAAGAAAATAATGGTAATTCTTTAGAAGGTCTTATATTTTGTGTAACTGGAAAAGTTCATATTTATAAAAATAGAGATGAATTAAAAGCAGATATAGAAAGTAAAGGCGGAAAAGTAGTTAGCTCAATGAGTAGTAAAGTTAATTACTTGGTTAATAATGATATTAGCTCAACATCAAGTAAAAATATTGCCGCAAAACAAGCTAATATTCCGATTATTACAGAAGAAGAATTGCAATCTATGTTTTAATACTTTGATACCATTAAAAATTTTGTATATAATATATTTATGAAAGATAAGATAAAAGATATTGCAGAGCGAATTGTTGCACTTGAATTGAAATGTCAAAATGATAGTAGTAATGCAGGTCAATATATAACAAAGATGCAACAAATAATAAATAATCTTTCAGCTGAAGAATTAATTATGATAGATGAATATATAATGGATGAAGGTCTTTTGACAAAATAAAAAATTTAATTTATAATATATTCATAAAATAAGAAAAATAAAAAGAAAAAGGAGAAGAAAATTATGTTAAAACCAAATAGTAAATTAGTTTATGATTATGTAAAAGCAAATGGAGCTAACAATATTACAGCTAGCGACATCGCAGAAGGAACTGGATTACCAGTAAGAAGTGTTAACGGAATCGTTACATCAGCATTCCAAAGAAAAGGATTAATGGAAAGAATCGAAGCTGAAGTTGAATTAGAAGATGGAAGCCACAAAAAAGTTAAATTCATTAAATTAACTGCTGAAGGTGAAGCATTCGATCCAGAAGCTGAAGTTGAAGCTGAATAATATATAATTATAAAATAGAATGAAGGTGGAGTTGGGAAACCAACTCTTTTTTATTTTAGGAAGGAATTGATAGAATTATGATTATTAATATTATATTAATTATAATTATAACCATATTATTATTTATTTTATTATTTAAAGAACATAAATATATACAAATAGATAAAGAAACAATAGAAAAAAATAAAAAAATACAAGAGGAAAGTGAAAAAAGACAATTATTTTTAAAAACAATGGAAGAAAAACAAGCTTTGGCTGATTCTACATTGGGGGAAACTCAAAAAAGAATAAATGAAGCGACTAAAATTATTGGAAATATGAATGCGGCCGCCCATGAAGCTTTCGACCAGTATTGTGAAAGTTTGGACCAGGAATATCAAAATGCAGAACAAGAACATGATGATGCAATAGACGCATTAAGACATTCATATGATACATTACAAGATATTTTAATGTTAAAAATAAAGAAAACACAAGAGGAACTCGATAAAATATCCTCAACCCGCGCCGCCGCACTAGAAGCACAATTAAAAGAACAAGAAATAAAAGATAAATTATCTTTCTATTGTCCTCAAGTCCCAGAAGAGGATTTAAAAGATGCTCATACTCTTAGAGATATTGAATATAAATTAAATAATCCTCGTATTTTAAGAATGCTTATATGGCAATCATATTATCAAAAGCCAATGAATCAAATATGTGCAAATGTGTTAGGTGCGGCAACCGCAGAAAAATGTGGTATATATAAAATAACAAATCAAAAAACAGATTTGGTATATATAGGTCAAGCTGTTGATATGGCAACTCGTTGAAAAAATCATGCTAAGGCTGGGTTAGGAATAGATACTCCCGCTAATAATAAACTATATAAAGCAATGATACAAGATGGATTAGAAAACTTTTCATTTGAATTATTAGAAGAATGTTCAAGAGAACAGTTAAATGAAAAAGAAAAGTTTTATATAGGATTATATCAATCAGATAAATATGGTTATAATAGTAATCAAGGAATAAGTAAGTAATTTGATAATTACTTATTTTTTATATATAATATTTATATAAAGAAAATAATAATAACTCACTTTGGTGCGGCAATGCATCAAATTGACATATTAGAAAATTTTTGGTATAATTATATTAGAAATAATTAAATCATAAGATAAATATTAATGAGTTAAATTATTTTAAAAAGAAAAGAAAAATTAAGGAGGAAAAATAAAAATGAGAAAACCACAAAATACTGAAAGAATCGTTGGACGTATTTATCAACATGATTTAACAGTTAAGCAAGTTCAAAACCAAGCATCTGAAAATTTTGGAAAAGATTTTATTGCTGGTAATATTGAAGTTGCAACTGATGAAGAATGCTTAAATGTAATTAAAGTTCATTTTACTTATGTTACACCAACAAATAAGTCAGGTTCTGAAAATAGAACTTATACTGTCTTAAAGAAAATAATTGATGAAAATAAAACTATTACATCGGTTGGAAAAGATGACGCTACAAAGGTTAGAATTGATACTGCATTAGCATTAAATGATTTCTATAATCAAAATGATGAATTAGTATCAGCAAAAACTAATGAAGGTGGATTTGTAACTATTATAAATGATTTAGGAGAACCTAAAGAAAGAAATAGATTTACAGTTGATATGGTTATTACAAATGTACAACACGTTGATAAAGATGAAGAAAAGAATATCGATGAACATGTATTAGTTAGAGGGGCTATCTTTAACTTCAGAAATGATTTATTACCTGTTGAATTTAAAGTTGAAAATCCAGATGGTATGAAATATTTTGAAGATCTAGGAGCTACAAATTCTAACCCTATATATACAAAAGTTTGGGGAGATATTGTTTCTGAAACAACAACTACTACTCAAGAAGTTGAAAGTGCATTTGGTGAAGCAGCTGTAAGAACTTATAGAAACACATCTAAAAAATGGGTTATTACAGGAACTGCAAAAGTACCTTATGATTTTGGAGATGAAAACATTTTAACTGCTGATGAATTAACAAAGGCTGCACAAAACAGAGAAGTTTATTTAGCTGACGTTAAGAAAAGAGCAGAAGAATATAAAGCTAGTAAAGCAGCATCTACACCTGCACCTCAAGCAGCAGCTACTACAGCAACAAAGACAGCTGGATTTACATTTTAATCCAGTGTCTTTTTACTTTAAGGAGGGAATAAAATGGCAATAAACTTATTAAATTTAACCCCTCATAAGGTTAGTAGAGATCTTAGAGGGTATAGTGTATTCTTTTATGGGGAACCAAAGAGCGGAAAAACGACTACAGCCGCACATTTCCCAGAAGCATTATTATTAGCTTTTGAAAAAGGTTATAATGCTATTCCTGGTATCATGGCTCAACCTATTAATAAATGGTCTGAGTTTAAACAAACTTTAAGAGAGTTAGAAAAACCAGAGGTTAAAGAAAAATTTTCTACTATTATTATAGATACAGCAGACATTGCTTATGACTATTGTACTAAATATATATGTGATAATGCTAAAAGACCTGATGGCGGATTTGGTGTTGATTCAATCAGTGACATCGGATACGGTAAAGGTTATGGAATGGTAAGTCAAGAGTTTGATGATTCATTAAGAAAAATAGTTCAAATGGATTATGGTCTAGTATTAATTAGTCATGCTACTGATAAAACATTTAAAAATGAAAGTGGAGAAGAGTATAATCAAATAGTTCCTACATTAGATAAAAGAGCAACTAATATAGTATCTCGTATGGCTGATATTATTGGTTATTCAAGAGTAGTTACAACTGATGAAGGAGATAAAACAATGTTATTTATGAGAGGAACTAATCGTTATATGGCTGGATCTAGATTTAAATATACTCCAGATTATATAGAATTCTCTTATGAAAACCTAACAAATGCAATAGCTAATGCTATTGATGAACAAGCTAAAGAAGATGGAAATAAAGATTTCTTTACTGAAGAAAGAAGTAATTTATATGTCCCAAAAGATGAAGAATTAGACTTTGATAATTTAATGAATGAATTCCAAAATATAGTTAATAGATTAATTAAAAAAGCTGGAGACAGTTTTGAAGAAAAATATAGCCCTAGAATTACTCAAATAACTGAAAAATATCTAGGAAGAGGTAATAAAGTTAGTCAATGTTCAAGAGAACAAGTTGAAGCACTATCTTTAATTGTAGAAGATTTAAAAGAATTAGAAAAATTAGATATATAATAAGCGATGGCGCTCTATGAGCGTCTTTTTGATTTTTCATTAAATAAATGGTATAATATAAAAAAGAATATATAGAAAATGGAGGTGCGGAAATGGCTAAATTAATGGCAAAATGTTATTACTGTGGATTAATGTTTGACCGTAATGAAGAAGAATTCGTTGCGATAAATAGTCGAAGATATGCGCACAAAGCTTGCCATGAAAAGATTCAATCGGAAAAAACGCAAGATGAAAAAGATTATGAAGCACTGACACAATATATAAAAAAAGTTTTTGGATATACAACAATTCCTGCTAAAATAACAAGACAAATAACTGACTATAAAAAACAATATGATTTTACTTATAGTGGAATGTTAAAAGCATTAACTTGGTGATTTGATGTAAAAAAGAATACAACAGAAAATACTAATGGCGGAATTGGTATATTACCTTATATTTATAATGATGCAAAAACTTATTATTATGGACTTTATGTGGCGCAAATGGCCAATCAAGGCAGAAAAATCGAGACTAAGGTAGAAGAAATTGAAATAGCTCCTCCGCAAGTCTATGTGCAGCCGCCTAAACTATTTGTAATGGAGGAGGAAGAAAATGAGTAAATATGAAGATGTACCATCAGTAATTCAAGTTATTGGTAATATATTTAATAATCCAAAACTTTTAGATAATGAAAAATATACTTTTAATGAAGAAGATTTTCCTAATGATTTTCATAGAATTATTTTTGGTAGTATATATAATTTATATAAGATGGGTGCTAAAGAAATAACTATCAATGCTATTGAAGATTATTTATATAATAGACCTAAATCTTATGGTATATATCAAACAAACAAAGGAAATGAATACTTACAAAAATTATCTAGTGAAGTTCAATTATCAACTTTTGATTATTATTATAATAGAATGAAAAAAATGACTTTATTAAGAGAATATGATAAAGTTGGTATGAATTTAAAATGGTTATATGATCCAGATAATATATTAGATGCAAAGAAAAAACAAGCTCAAGAAGACTGGTTTGATAATACTTCTATTGAGGCTATGGCAGAAACAATTAACAGAAAAATAGAAGAAATTAAATTAAAATATGTAGATGGCACTAATGAAGAATATATCCAGGCTGGAGACAATATAGATGAGCTTATTGATAGATTACAAAAGAATCCAGAAATTGGATACCCATTATACGGACCTCTTATTAATACAGTTACACGCGGGGCTCGCCTAAAGAAACTTTATTTGAGGTCAGCCGCAACTGGTGTAGGTAAAACTCGTGCAATGATTGCAGATGCATGTAATATAGCTTGCGATCAAATATATAATATTGAAGAAAATAAATGAGAGGTTAACGGAACTAAAGAACCTACATTATTTGTTACAACAGAACAAGAAGTTGATGAAATTCAAACTATGATGCTAGCGTTTTTAAGTGGTGTTAATGAAGCTCATATTATCTATAATAAATATGAAGAAGGAGAATTTGATAGAGTTGTATATGCAGCTAAATTAATAAAAACATCTCCGCTTCATATAAAAAGACTACCAGATTTTAGTTTACAAGACATAGAAAACTGCATTAAATTCGGTATTCATGAGTGGGGTATTAGGTATGTATTTTTCGATTATCTACATACTTCATTAAAAATATTAGGTGAAGTATCTTCAAAAGCTGGAATTAAAGGATTAAGAGAAGATAATGTATTATTTATGATAGCAATTAGATTAAAAGATATATGTAATGAATATGGAGTATTTATTATGACATCAACTCAATTAAATGCAGATTATACAACAGCTCAACAATATGACCAAAACTTGTTACGTGGAGCTAAATCTATAGCAGATAAGATTGATTATGGGGCTATTATGCTTCAAACTAGTCAAGAAGATAAAAATGCTTTAAAACCTATATTAATAAAACAGAACCTTCCATTCCCAGAAATAAAAATGTCAGTATATAAAAATAGACGTGGTCAATATAAAGATATATTATTATGGTGTAAGGCAGATAGAGGTACTTGTAGAATAGAACCTATGTTCGCTACAACATATAATTATGAATTAGTTGATTTACCTGATTTAAAAATTAAGATTAATCCAAATATTAGCGCGAGTGCGTTTTAGGAAAGGAGAGTGCGGCAATGGATAATAAAGAACAGTTAGAAAAAATAAAAGAACAAATAGGTCTCGAACAAATGTTCGATTTGCTTCTAACATTAGGAGCTGATCCAGTTCTTCGAGAAGATTATATCGTATGCCGCACAATCTGTCACGGTGGATCTAGTCATAAACTTTACTACTATGAGAACACTAGATTATTTCGCTGTTACACCGAATGTTCAGACACGTTTGATGTATTTGAACTCGTGGTTAAACTTAACTCAACCGACGGCCGCGAATATCCACTACCTGCCGCAATTGATTATATATGTAATTATTTTAATATCGAGCAAGAAAATCAAAATTTTTTAGAAGAACAAACAGAACTTCAAGATTGAAAAATTTTTAATAGATATGATAAAATTTTTAGTTTAGAAAATAAAGAAGAAAGAAAAGTAGAAATGAAAATATATGATGATAAAATATTATCATATTTACCTCATCCTCGCATTTTACCATGAGAGCAAGAGGGTATCACTAAAGAGGTGATACAGCAACATAATATATGCTACAATCCCTCTTCTCAAGCTATTGTAATACCTCATTATAATATTAATAATGAGTTAGTAGGTATAAGAGAAAGAACATTAATAAAAGAAAATGAAATATATGGTAAATATAGACCAATGTATTTAAATAGACAAATGTATAATCATTCTTTAGGTTTTAATTTATATAATATAAATAATAGTAAAGATAATATTAAAGCAACAAAAAAAGTTATTGTTTTTGAAGGTGAAAAAAGTCCTCTTCTATTTGCGTCTTATTTTGGGCAAGAGAATGATATAACGGTAGCTGTGTGCGGAAGTTCATTATCTTCATTCCAGGTTAAAATGCTATTAGATCTAGGGGTAGAAGAAATTATAATAGCATTTGATAAACAGTTTCAACAACTTGGAGATAAGGAACATAAAGGATGGGTAAAAAAATTAAAAGATATAAATAAAAAATATAGTCCTTATGTAAAAATAAGTTATATTTTTGATAAATGAAATATATTAAACTATAAATCTAGTCCAATAGATGAAGGTAAAGAGAAATTTCTTGAATTATTTGAAAAAAGATTTAGTTTAAATTAAAATATAACAAGGAGATGTAAAAATGAGATATAAATTAATACAAGAACCAGATGAAAATTTAGATGCAATTTCTCAAGTATTAGTAAATCGTGGAATTAAATTAAGTGATATACATCATTATCTTAATACAACAGATTCAGATATTAGTAGTGCGGAAATGTTCGGTCAAGATGTCATTAAGCAAGCTGCAAAAACTTTAATCCAGGCTATTAATGAAAATAAAGAGACCTTAGTATTGGTAGATTGCGATTGTGATGGATATACCGCTGCCGCAATACTTATTAATTATTTATATGATTTATTTCCTTCTTTTGTAGATAATCATTTGAAATATTATTTACATGAAGATAAAACACATGGATTAAGTGATTGTATGGATTATATAGAAATGAATAATTTTGAATTAATTATCATACCAGATGCTTCAAGTAATGATTATGAGTATCATAAACAATTAAGAGAAGATGGCCGAGATATTATAATTCTTGACCACCATGAAGCTCCACATGTATCTGAAGATGCTATTGTAATAAATAATCAGCTATCTGATTATCCAAATAAACAATTATCAGGTGCTGGAGTAGTATGACAATTTTGCAGATATTTAGATACTTTATTAAATACAAATAATGCTGAGCAATATATAGATTTAACTGCATTAGGAAATTGTGGAGACATGATGAGTCTTAAATCAATCGAGACTAAACATATTATAACCAAGGGTTTCCGCACTGAGAATATTAAAAATCCATTTATATATGGTATGGCAGAAAAAAATTCATATTCATTAGGGAATAAAATAACTCCTATTGGAGCTGCATTTTATATAGTTCCATTTATTAATTCAATGGTTAGAAGTGGAACATTAGAAGAAAAAGAAATATTATTTAAATCAATGCTTAAATCTGAAGCCTTCAAAGAAATATTGTCAAATAAAAGAGGTCATAAGCTAGGTGAAATGGAAAAACTTGTAGATCAAGCGCTTCGTACTGCAACTAATGTAAAAAATAGACAAACAAGAGAACAAGATAAAGGAATGGCTCTTGTAGAAGATTT